AAACTAGAATTATTTAATCAAAAATATAATCAAACTTTATTTTCAGATCATCCAAGCTTTATCCAATGGAAAGAATCGCAATCTGTATAACTACTAGGAATAGGAATTCTGTTTTAGATTTTTCTTTAGCAGAATGGAAAAAATATAAACCTAAAAATGCTAAAATATTTATTGTTGATGATGCATCAACTATACCAGTAAAGAATGCAAATTTTAGGTTTGATAAGCAGCAAGGAATAGCAAAAGCAAAAAATAAATGCTTGGAATTAGCTGAGGATTTTGATTTTGTTTTTTTAGCAGACGATGACATTTACCCAAAAATTAAAGGATGGGAAAAACCTTATATTAAATCCAATCTGAATCATTTGGCTTTGACATTTGAAAAAAATCACAGAAATCAATTTTATAGTCCATCAGTAAGAAAAGAAGGAGAATGGAACGGATTTACAACTTATAAAGCTCCAAATGGATGTTTGCTTTTTTTAACACAAAAGACAATCAAAACAGCTGGAGGTATGAGGCCAGAATTTAGCATTTGGGGATTTGAACACGTCGAATATAGTCAAAGGATTAACCTTCTAGGATTAACTCCTTATCCTTACATTGATTTGCCAAATAGCCTAGATTTATTTCACGTTTGCGATTATTACAATGAGTTTAAAAGTTCAATTCCAATAGATGTAAAAAGAGAAAGTGGGAAACATAATTTAAAAGTATGGGAGGAGCTTGGAGGTAAACCAGAATTTGTTGCTTACAAATGAAAATATTTTATTCAAACCCATTTAGCTTAGATAAAGACATTGGCAAAGCCTACAATGAATACTTGGCCAGCATAAATGCAAATGATGACGATTGGATAGTGATGCAAGACGGAGACATATTGTATCTGACTCCAGATTGGGGGAAGAGAATACATGATGCTTTGTCTTTAGATGGAGACAAATTTGGCTTGGTGGGATGCTATACCAATCGGCTAAGATCAAAGCACCAACTTCATGGAAAAGCGTTTAGCAACGATTTAAACATTAGAAACCATTACAACATCGCCATGTCATATGAGGGGGGTGGGGTAGAAGAAATCAAAGATTATATTGCCGGATTTTTTATGGCATTTCAGTACAAGACTTGGAAGAAAATTAAGTTTACTGAAAATAGCTTGGCTTTTGATTCCTTGTTTTCCATGAGAGTTAAGGAGCTTGGATTAAAGGTTGGATTGATTAGGTCACTTTATGTTTTCCATTCTTATAGACCTTGGACTGATTTTGAGCCTTGGAATGAGAAAAAACATTTAATGAAATAAATAGTATCTTTATGATAAAATTATTAGTTGACCTAGCACCATTTCATAAAGACGAAGTAATAAGCGTAGGCAAGACTTACGACACTTACCTAGTCGACAAAGGGTTAGCGATTTGGGTCAAAATGGACAAACAAGAAATTAAAACGAAATGAGCGTAGTTAGACCCCTCGACATTAGATATTCCTTTTCGGTTGCTACTGAGCCAATTACTTTGGCAGAAGCTAAGGCATGGATGCAAATAGATTTCTCAGATTGGGATACACTAATCACTAACGAACTTATTCCGGCGGCTAGAAACGAAAGTGAGAAGGCAAGCGGAATGCTTTACGTAGAAAGAAATGTGGTTGTAACAAATAATAAAACTGGACAAAGAATTTATCCAATTGGCCCTTGGGTGGCGGATGTGACAACTGACGAAACAGAGGTAGAAAATTACACCTATACTGCTGGATTTAATAACTCAAATCCTTTGCCTCAAGACCTTCATGTAGCTATGCTAAAAAGGATTGCAACTGATTTTGCATATCGTCAGAATTTTATTACAGTTCAGGAGCAATACGCTCAAAAGGCTAGCATTTCAACTGAATTAAAATATAGAGCTGACTTGTTTGTATGATAAACTTTGGAAAATATGATCAAAAGGTAAGTTTTGTAACCTTTCAAGCTGCAAGCGATGGAGCTGGAGGAACTGTTTTAACTCCTATTACCTCTATAGTTACATTTGCATCTGTAAAACAAACCAGAGGTAATAATGGGTTAGAATCTGGGCAAATGGTTATGCCAAATACTTACAATGTAAGAATTCAATATAGGACTTTATTTGAGCCCGACGAGACTTATCAAATAATTTACAGGACAAAGTATTATAAGATTACATCAATTAGTCTTGAGTCAGAACGCCAGCATAAGGAATATGTTATTAACATGGTTGGAATATGAGCGTAAAGATAAAAGGATTGGACGAGGCTCGACGTGATTTATTTAAAAAAAGACAGTTGATTGTTGACTCTGTTAAAGATGTTTTAGCAGAAACCGCTACTAGTATTGAAATAGAAGCTACTAGAAATGCGCCAGCTTCGTATCAAATTGGAGACGCATCAATTAATTTAAGCTTTATAAGACAAAAAATTAATAAAAAAGTTTCGGAGTCTGGATTATTTTGGCAAGTTGGTTTGGATGTTCCAAATAGTGGCGAACAATGGGAAGCATGGATGGAATTTGGAACAGGATTAAGTGCACGTGATATTTTATCAAATCCTCAATATTCAGCAGAGGTAAGAGAGATTGCAAGGAGATATTACAGAAATGGTAAAGGTCGTATTATTGGAAAGCCTTACCTTATGCCAGCATTTTATAGAAATACGGCTAATTTAGTAAATAATATGGTAGATGAAATAAATAAAGCTATAAAATGAGAGAAATATCTACCGACATACGGGTTGCGATAATTAACGCAATTTCACCTTTAACGCTTAGCGGTACAATTATTCCAGTTCACGATACGGAATTGCCCGTAAGTATTGCTCCAGCCATTTATTTACAATCACAAGCTTACGTACTTATTACAGAGCAAAACGAAACGGAAACGACAAATAACGATTGCTCAATTAGACAAGATGCAACTATTCAAATTAGCATTGTAACCAAGTTTCCACAAGGTAATGGAGGTAGGAAAGTTTCTGAAAATATTTCTAATGCTATTCAACAAAAAATGACTTTGGATTATTTAACATTACCAAACGATTTGCAAGTAATAAACATTCGAAAGAACTTTAGCAGAACACAAATTGAGCAAGGTTCTAGCCAAATCGCTTACCAAAAAATATTATCCTACACCTTGGATATTTTCTTCGTGTCTTGATAATTAAAATTTTATGTATATTTGTTAAAACGAATAAGCAATGGCAACATATCAATTAGGCAATTTCTTTACTTTCGAGTGGAACAATCTTCCAGTCGTTTGTAAAACATCAGCTTCAGTTTCTATCTCCAACGAATCTGTAACCGTTAGAAACGATTGCACCGGAGACTATGGAGTTAGACTTGAAGGCGGAGACAAATCAGGTTCTTTCTCTTTCTCAGGAGACCTAGATTTTGCATCTACTGGAGTATCTAACCTTTCAGCTTTTGACTTGATGGAAGACATCGGAAAAGTATTTGAATTGGTTTTTGGAGGTACTGATTCAGGAGACAAAATCATTACAGTTGATGCTCAGTTAAACTCTATTGAGATTACTGCTGAAAGAAACACTCAAGTATCTTTCTCAGGAACTTTCGACTTTGCTGGCGCTCCTGTTATTAGCGTTATACCAACCTAAACAAAATATATGGCTAAGTACCATTCAGCTCCTTTTAAAGAAGGGGAGATTTTCTTTTACCCAAATCTTGGGTCATTGGCAAACTTTGAGGATTTTACAGGATTAAGAATCTCGGAAGCTTTTACTGGAACCTCAGTACCAAAACTAGATTACATCTATGCTTTACTACATGAGTGCCATAAAGTATCTTGCATTCGTAAATCTATCCAGCCAGTAGAAATGGAAGAGTTAAAAACTTGGATTGAGGGTAAAGATGTTATGAAGTTGTTTAATGAGGTTTTAGCTGATCTTTTATTAGAGCTTGGCATTGGAAACCCAACCGAGGAAAAAAAAAGGTAAATGATGAAGAGCAGACAACTGCTCGTGAATATTTAATGCTGCTCGTGGGGCGTACTAAGGTGCCTTATGAGCAGCTTTTTTCTTTAAATATAAAAGAGATTAATGCTTTACTTAAAGGCCATGAGACAGACTATAAAGACCTAATAGAAAGTCTTAGAGTACACGCTTTAATTGGATTGCAACCACATTTAAAAAAAGGAGCAAATTTAAGTCCCTCTAAAATATGGCCTTTACCTTGGGATTATATTCCAAAGCCTTTGGAGTCAACGGCAGAAGACTTTGCTAAAGCAAAGAAATTGTTGGAAATTGCAACTAAACTAGAAAGAAATGTCAAATCCAAGAATAGAAGTTGATGTTGTTGCAAATGTTGCTGGAGTAGCAAGCGGAGTTAGCGCAGCCACAACCCAACTAGAAAAGTTAGGCAACGCTGCACAATCAACTGCTCCAAAAGTTGAGCAATTAGGAAAAGCTACTAGCAGATATAATGGTATAGGAATTGATTTTGCTAGGGTAATTCAAGATGCTCCTTTTGGAATTATTGGTGTTGGTAACAACATTCAACAATTAGCTCAATCATTTTCAAGTTTAGGTCAAGTAGGAGATACAGTAGGATCAAAACTAAAAACAGCATTTGGTGCAATTTTTAGTTCTGGAAATCTTTTGATTTTAGGTGTATCAGCTTTAACTTCTGGACTTACTTATCTTTCTCAAAAAGGATTTTTTGATACTGAAAAAAGTGCTAAATCGTTAACAGATAGATTAAAAGATTTTGAAGAAACATTAGGTTCCGTAGAAAAAGCAACTTTAAAAGGACTTCAAAATAGTGAAGGACAATTACAAAAATTTAGAGCTTTAACTGCTCAAGCTGAAAATCTAAATGTTTCTGATAAAAATAGGCTTGCAGCGGTTAATGAATTGCAAAAACAATACCCTGAATATTTAGGTAATTTAACAAAGGAGCAAATTTTAACTGGACAAGTTGGTGATTCTTATGATATTTTAACAAAACAAATTATCGCTAATGCAAAAGCCAAAGCATTTTCAGATGAAGTTACCAAAAATAGCTCAGATCTTAGAGCTATTGAAAAAGAACAAAATGAAACTGCAAATCAAATTTTATCTAAAAGGATTGAGTTACAAAATGCTCAAGCAAGAAGTAATGAAAATGGATTAAAAGTAGCTGGTCAATTAGCTGCTACTGATTTAAATGTAGCTGGAATTCAATCGCAATTAAACGATTTAATACAAAAGCAAATTACATCCATTGGAGAAGCTAATAAAATTAAACAATCAAACCTTGAATTAGA